AATCCTCTAGTGTTGCTTGTTTTTCTGCTGACCAACCAATCGCCTCAAGTATAAAACGCATAGGGTCTAGAAACGTTTTTTGAAATTGTACTTCGTAATCAATACATTTTTGTAGTTTGAATTCTGTAGGTAGTTTAGTTACATAACTTATAACATCAAATCTAAATGGATTTTGCTCTAGCAACTTAACAAACTTAATCTTATCACCCTCTTGTATGTAAGGATACTTGTTTTGTAATTTCATTTTTTGTATTTGATAATTATATATCAAAGCACCCTTAACGTGAATAGGTGACCCCTTGATAAAAATATCTTTAGATGACCTATACTTTTTAATATTATTACAAGACCTAGGGAAAGAAACTTGTTCAGCAGATAATTTAAAATACTCTTGCTTAAAATCTTGAATAAAGTTTTGCAAAGCACTCTCATCTTTATTCATAATAATGTTTATCGCCTCTTTAATTTTACCACGACACACTTGTGGTGTTGAAGATTTTACTGCCTCAATACCCATAATTTTTAATTTAGGTTTAGAAAGACGAACACCTTCTTCATCTAAAACATTCATCATATATCTTTTCTTTGCAACCCATATTGCTTTATTGGATATAACTTCTCTTTTCATAACCATAGCATTTTTATATGCATTTGTGTATTTTGCTAATTCACCAAAGCACTTCTCTATGTATGGTTCTAATTTACTGTCGCATACTTTATTTAAAAAATTTAATATTTGGTCATTGGTTTTACCTTGACAAGTTTTCTCTACAAGTTTATCTAAAACAACATATATACTATCGGTATCTGACGCAACAACATAATCAGTTTTACCTTGTGTTTGTAACACGTTGTTTAAATACTCATTCATTTTATTTTCTATAAAACGAATAATAAACTGACCAGCAGTTGTAATACCACTTGCTTGTTTTACATCATAATATCTAAAGTATTGATTACCAATGGCACCATAAGCACTATTTAATGCAATCTTTCTCGCCCATTGAATATTATGATATCGTGATATTTCATTATCTAATTTAGCATCTTTTGTTTTTTCTTTTTGCTTTTTAGCATCAAGCATTTTATTTTTGTATATAACACGTTCTTGATACATTGTTTCCATCATCTCTGGTAAGAAACCTTGACTATCTGTTTTAAACTTTGCACCATTTGGGGTGATACAAGCACCCTCTGTTTCTAGATAAGATAACATAGATTTACCTTGTAACATTTTTTCTACAGATAACCCTTTTTCTGCACCTATGATTTTTTCTGGTGATATATTATACTGAATAATAATATGTGGATATAGAGAGTTAATATCAAATGATACGACCCATTTAAATAAACCTGGTTTAGGTTCTTTCACATAAGCACCAACATACTTTGTTTCTTTTACTTGGTCTTCTCTTGGTGGTACACATATTTTTTTAGTCATCAAATGATTAGCAATCAACGTATCCCACAATCTAACTTGTGAAAATATATCACCATAGTTTACTTTACTTTCATACGCAATAGTTAATGCTAAATCTATAAGACGTAATTTATCTTCAAGAGCATCAACAAGTTCAACATCTTGTATATTATAGTCTACAAACTTTTGAAAGTCTTTTTCATAAAATTCTTTAAATGTATCATAGGGGTTTTCATTTTTATTTTGACCTAGTTCAATCTCACCAATGTGGTCTAATTTATAACTTTCAGGTTTCTGTGGTATGTATTGTCTATACAAATCAAGATAATCTAACATAACAATACCGTACAAGTTATAAACAGTTTGTACTTTACCTCTAACTTCTATTTCATCTCTTTGAATTAGTTTCCAAGGCGATAATTTATTAATTACTTTATCACCGTGTAAATGTCTTATTCTATTCATTAGATATGGTAAATCGAAAAATTTAGTATTCCACCCGGAAATTACGTCAGGATAATTTTTGGTCCAGAACATCATAAACTGCATTAACAATTCATTTTCACTTTTACATTTTACATAAGTAACATCATCTCTATCGTGATAGAAGTCACCAACACCCCAAGTGATTATTTGTTTGTTAGATTGATTTTTAATTGTAATACAGATTAATTCTTCTGTTGGGTTTTCAACATCAGGAAAACCTGCTTCACAAGTTGTTTCTATGTCTAATGTAAATATTTTAATATATTCTCTAGACCATTCTATTCTACCAGGGTATTCTTGACCAATATATTGATAGTGAAATCTATCTAAACCAAAGATTGGTGAGTTCTGTGTTTCTACTTCTCTCTTAAATTTTTTAGCATCAGTGATGGAATTAAGTCGTATTGGTTTTAAGTTCTGACCTTGAAGTGTTTTGTATTCTGTTTGTTCGTTTGATAGCACATATAATGTAGGACTGAAATCAAGTTTCTCTTGATATTCTTTACCATTAAGCACACCTCGAATCAGAAGTTTACCTCTATGCACAATCACATTCTTATAAAAATTCATAATATAATATAACTTACTTTTTAGTCTTTGTCAATACCTTTTTCAGCAGGTGGTAATCTTTTTGATAAACAAAAAGTTCTATTAGGGTTTACAGATGCGTTAAATAAACGAATCGTTTCTCTATTTAATAAAACATCACTACTAGACCTTGGTCTCTCATCTAATCCAAACTCAACATCTTTGTAAACAAATCCATTAAATGTTAAATCTAGTAATATAGTTGGTCTAGTTTCACTAGGTTCTTCACCATCAGCATTTGCTCTATATATTTTTGAGATACCGTGTTTAGGTCTAATATAACTCTTACCTTGATACTCCCAAGATACTGTTTTACCTTTAACTTTAATATTTTCTGCGTGAAATGAACACGCCTTGGCACCATTACCTGTATCTAACTTTGCTCTTATTTTTCCAAAACCCTCTATCTCAATTGTTTCTAACCAACCTGATTCAATTAATGATTGTCTATCCCAATGTTTTCTATCTACAATCCACTTGATAACATTATCAGTCAATTTATCACCTTTTATCGCACCACTATTTTTAGCATCTGAAAATGGGTCTTCGTATGAATAACTTTCATATTCTGCACCTGTACCAGGAGAACCATTTACCTCTAATATGTAAGGTTCATTTTTATGAATGATATGGTCAACACCACATAGATATGCTTTTGATGCCCTACTTGCTCTTAATATTAAATCAATTTCTTCATCTGATAGTTTGTATGGTTTAGAACTTGCACCTCTATGAGTGTTTGTTCTAAAATCTTCACTACCTTGAACTCTTTTTGTACTAGCAAATATTTTATTATCAACGACAAAAGTTCTAATATCAAAATCACTTGGCATATATTCTTGTATTAATAATTCTGCACCGTGTTTCCATAATGCTTGAATAGTTGATACAAGAGAATCATAACTATCAACTTTTACAACACCAATACCTTGTGTACCAGTTAGAGTTTTTAATATAACAGGAAATTTTTTCGTACCACCTATCATCTCTAACGCATCATCAATATTTTTTTCATTTGATATAAATGCAGTTTTTGGTGTTGGTATGTTGAATTTTTCAAATAGTAATGCAGATGTAAGTTTATTATTACAAGTCAACATAGCATTTCTTGTGTTACACATAAATGCACCTGAATTTTGAAAAGCAGATATCAAAGATAATCCCGACTCATCTTCAACTGCACCTGCTCTAGTTATACAGATTGTGTCTTTACCAATGAAAGTATGTTCACTATCTTTACCATCAAAGTTATATACAGTTAATGTATTCTTTTCTTCATCTTTACCTGTGATAATTGCGTGTCTTGTTTCTATGACAACACATTTAATATTTAATTTTGCACAAGTCTTTTGAATATAATCTATTGTTTGTTCTTTACTTTCTTCACCACCAACTTTTCTTTTTTTTATGTTGGGGTTTGTTTTAGTAACAACTGCAATAGTGATAGGTTTACTAATCCTATCTAGTGTCTGCTCTTTGAAAAATTCTTTGAATTTGGGTATGTGCATTACGCCTCATTACTTTGACTTTTACCTATGTTATATTTAGCAGATAAGTTCCAATCGTTTTTTTCTTTGAAATGCAGTATCTTAATTTGACTTAATGGTGCTTTCTCTGAAATTTTATTAGTATCTACTATTTCAATAAGTTCCCAATCAGATAATAATGTTGCAATGGTGTTTCTTCTTTCAATATCATTCTTAACTAGACTTGCTGGTTTACCATCAAGTGCAAATAGTTCTTTAAAATGTGTGATGAAATATTTACCTTGTTTATGTAAAATATGACACGACTGATATAATGTTCTATCTTTACGACTAGCAACACCTATTCTTGTTAATGTTTCTCTTATTTTCAGGAAATCATCTGGTTGTTTGATTGTTACCTCTAACATATCAACAGGTGACCAGTTCACCTGTTCACTTCTTAATTCACTCATTTTTTCCCACCTTTATATAATCTTTTCTTAATAGTTTCAATTTGTTCTTTAGATAATATACTCAGAGCGGTCTTTGCTTTTTCATTACTATAACCATAATACTCTTTAATATAATCTAAGTCTTTCAATTGACTTGGTTTAAACCACTTACCACCAAATCTTTTTTTCTTTCTGATACTATTTATGAAAAAATT